CACGTGGGACTCCTCCGGGTTGGTGGTCCGGTACTGCTTGACTTCTCCAATCTAACCCCCCAAAATGGGGGGTGTCAAGCGGACCGGTCCGGACCGGTCCCGGATTCTCAGCAAGGTCTCAGCGCGAAGTCTCTCCCCCAAAATGGGGGTCCGGTACTACCCTGGACACATGAGGCTGATCACTGGTACCGGGCTCGCGGTCTTCGTCGCTTTCGTCGTCGGCGTTTCGGCCGGCGTCTGGTGGCTGATGGTCGGAGCCGTCATCGCAACCCTGGTCTGGTCCGTCACGGCGGACCGGACCACCCGCTGGACCGCTCGAAAGAAGTGGACCAGCCGCTAACAGGAGGACCACCACCATGCGCCTGCCCAGCGTGCTCGATCCCGGTCCGCGTCTGCGGATCTTCGCTGCCATCACGATCACGGCCACCGCCGTGATCTCGTTCGACTCGATCCGGCATCTCGCGGAGTACGCGCACTTCGGCAAGCTGGCCTGGATCTTCCCGCTGACCCTGGACGCCGTGGCCGCCTTCGGTATGGACCTCTGGGTCACCCGGTCTCCCGCCTGGAAGCAGGCGCGCGCGCTCGCGCTGGCGGCCATCATCGGCTCCCTGATCGGCAACGTGGTGGACCACTGGATCTCCTCGAAGGACTTGCTCCCTGCGGTACTGGGTGCGGTACCGCCGGGGATGCTCGCCGCGCTGCTCGCGGTACTGCACCGGCACGCGTCCGGTACCGCGTCGGTCCGGTCCGGTCCGGACACGGCGGTCCGGGACGCGGTCTGGCGGTCCCTGCCCCAGGCGGACCGGTACCGCTTCGGCGGTCCGTCGGAGCCGGTCCGGTCCACGGTCCCCGGCCGGGTAGACCTGGGCCCGGTCCCGAGCGTCGCGCCGGTACCGGTCCACACCGAGGTGCGCACACGGCCGGTCCGGTCCCAGAAGGTCCGGGCGGTCCGCGAGGACCGCGAGCTGGTCCGGCGGTCCGGCGGTCCGGCGGACGACGTGATCATCAAGGCCATCCGAGACCAGGCCGCCGGTGCCGGACGCCTGCCTTCGAAGCGCGAAGTAATGGCGGAGCACGGCGTGGGCTCGGGTCGAGCACTTCGTCTCCTCGCTCTCGCCAAGGAGACGACCACCACCACGGAGGCGACTACCGATGAGTAGGAACAAGCAGCAGGGGGGTGCCTGGGACATCATGTGGGGCACCCTCCTGGCCAGGCTGTTTATCTGGACGACCGGGAAGAGCGCTCGCGGCATCAAACGCCTGGCCTTCCGCTGGCGGCGGGCCCTCACGCCCGTCGTCTTCGGCGGGCTGGTCTGGATGCTGTCGGCGATCTGGTCCGCGTTCGACCCCGGGTGGTGGTCCCTGCTGGGCCTGCTGGTCCCGGCCGGTACCGGGACCCTGGCCTACTTCGGACCGGTCCTGAACGAGCGGTGGTCCCGCCTGGTCACCCGGGTGGTACCGGCGGGCCTGGACCGGGGCAAGGACGGCGTGCTGGACCGGCCGCCGGAGCGGATCTACCTCGCGGCCCTCGGTACCGCCATCGGCGTGTACGTCACGGTCCGGTCCGGGCTCGGTGGGTCCGACTTCACCGGGTACCTGTGGGAGGCGGCGGTACTGGGCTTCGGCGGCATGTGGTGGTACCACCGGCGCATCCGGTCCGCCGGCCGGTCCGAGAAGGTGGCCCGGAAGTGGAACCGGATCACGGACCGGGACCGCTGTCCGGACAACCTGAAGGCGATCGCCGGTACCAAAGTCCTGGCCTCGCGGTCTCGCGGCCACGTCGCGGAACTCCACGTCCGTCTCCCCGAGGCGGCCACCTTCGCCGTGCTCCAGCGGTCTATGGACGCCCTGCACAGCTTCTACAGGGCCCGGCCGGATTCGATCTTCCCGCACCGAGACCCGAACAAGTCCAACGAAGCCTGGCTGGACTTCATGCCGAAGAACCCGTTCGAAGGCATGCTCAAGCACCCGGCGCCCGAGGTCGGGACGTACTCCCTGCGGTCGATGGGCAAGAAGATCCCGCTCGGGATCTACACCGACGGGCGCGAGATCGAGTGGGACATCAGCCACGCGGGCGTCTACGGCCAGTCCGGCGGCGGAAAGTCGGGCTTCCTCCACAACATCATCCGCTGGCTGGCCGGCGCCACCGACGCGATCATGGTGGCGATCGACATGGCCGGTGGCGCGTCGTTCAACGCCTGGCGTGAGGCGTTCGCCCTGCCGATCGCGAAGGACTTCGACCAGGCGATTCTCCACCTCGAAGCCGTCATGCGTTTCGTGGAGACCAGGGAGCGCGAGCTGGGATCCGACGCGATGGACGACGACGACGCCGACGAGTTCGAGCCCGGCCCCGGCCGGCCCTGGCTGTTCCTGATCATCGACGAGTTCCCCGACCTGATCGCCGCCGCGCGGGGCATGGGCGAGAAGGAACCGCAGCTGACCTGGGAAAAGTACCTGAACAACCTGCTGGGCCGGATCGCCAAGAAGGCCCGTAAGTGCGGCGTCCGGATCATCATCGGCGCCCAGAACCCGACGAAGGAGGACATGGGCAAGACGGAGTTCAAGGGCCAGCTGGTCACCACGGTGGGCCTGCTGCTGTCCGACCAGCAGAACAAGAACCTGTGGGGCAACGAAGTCCGGGTGGGCTGGACCTCGGTTGGCCTGGGCAAGGGCGAATTCCGGCTCCGTGACCCCGAGCACCAGACGCCCCGCATGTCCAAGGGCTGGTGGGTCCCGAAGCCGGAGCGCCGTCTGGCCGCCGTGGCGGCCGGCCGCCTGCTCAAGATGGCGGAGAAGGAGGCTTGGGACGCGCTCATGGGCACGAACGGTGTCGTGGTCGTGGTCCCGGGCGAGGTCGTCCCGGCCCGCGAGCGGGACGCCATCCTGCGGGCGCTGGACGACAGCGCGACCGGCATCCTCACCCGCTCCGAGCTGTCCGAGATCACCGGCCTGAGCAGGGCGCAGACGTACAAGCGCCTGGCCAGCCTGGGTGAAGAGCGGATCCGCAAGCTTGGGCGCGGGCGCTTCGCACGCGTGGGCGACACGCGCGTGCCTGTGAGCACGGGCGAGCGCGTGGACGCGTAGCGAGCGTTACGGGTACGCGCGTCTCATGATCTCGTCTGCTGCGCGTCGCACGTAACGTGCGCAGACGTGAGACCGGCGAGACTTGAGACGGACATACCCCCCACCTGGGGGGACACAAGCCCTCCAGGGCACTGAAAAGGCCCCCGGCCGGAGCGAAAATCTCGCTCGCCGGGGGCCTTTTCGCGGTGTTGATCAGACCTGGTGCCAGTAAACCGTCTGCTGGCCGTTCCCGTCGCGGTGCGGCATGAACTCCAGGGGCATCCGCGCCTCCACCGCGTCCAGCACCATGTCCACCAGGTCGATCCGGTCGCTCTCGGGGTTGACCGCCGTGAAGCAGTTCGCGGAGGCCACCTCGAACTTCAGCGCGGCGTACTCCTGGGCGCGGCTGCCCACGCCCGCGTTGTTCATCTGCTGGGCCTTGTCGAGCGCCTCGTTACGGGCTTCGACCACGACCTTTTCGGTGGTGAGGTCACTCATGCTGCGTTCCTCCTCGGTGTGGTGGTGCACTCCACGAGCAGCGCGTACAGCGCGGCCCGCATGGTCTTGAACTCCAGGTGGTGCCCTTCGGCGGCCAGGTACGGCCAGGTAAGCAGGGGTACGCCACCAGCGTGCGCGGCTACCCAGACGCGACCCGGCTCCCACCACGCCACGAAGCCAACTGGCTTGCCGGCCAGGCAAATGAACCAGGTCTGTTCGAACCGCACTCCGCCGGGAGAGGTCCGCGAGCGGCGAAGGCCACGACGGTCCCACTCCTTCCAGCGGCGGGACTCGATCGCCATCCGCGCGCCCTGGGTCTCCGAGCAGCCCCGGCAGTGCACGCGGAGGTTCGAGAGCTGGTACCGGCCGCCGTGCTTGCCGGGCTTCTTGCGGTCGCAGATCATCGTGGAGAAGGTCACCCGCGTGCCGCACTCCCAGCACGGCGCGCCGATCCCGTCGCCGTCGCGCACCAACAGCGCCTGCTTCCGTTGCCGACGCTGGGCGGCTGACCCACGGCAATTCGTGTTCGAGGTCCCGCGCGTGACTGTCACTTCGCCTCCAGGCACTGGACGTGGGCGTACCCGCCGACGTTCACGTGGACGATCCGCTGGCCGGTCATGATCGGCCGACCGCAGGACTTGCACGGGCCGCTGTTGTAGCTCGACTTGAACGCGTGGCTATCGGCCACCACGTCCGTGGGCGGTCCGGTGTCCAGCCACCACTTCCGCACCATCGGCCGGCCCCGGTTCGTCATGTCGCCCGACACCCGGTCGTCCGGGTAGCGCCCCTCTTCGTCGGGCGCAGGGCCCAGCTCGGGCTCCTGGTCCGAACTCCAGGGCCCGTGCTCCGTCTTCAGCAGGGCGTTCACGAAGGACTCGTCACTGCCCCGGCACCCGGAGCAGTCGGTGACCAGTAGATCGGTGGCACGGCACCGGCCGTCCTCATCAGCTTCGTGCTTCACGGCGCGCGTCCTCTTCAGCCTGGAACCGCGTGGTCAGGTGGAAGTGCTCGCCGTGGCGGCATTCGTAGGTCGTGTACTGCATGCCACGGACGCGCTCCAAGGCCTCGCCGGTGGACTGGGCGACCTCCTGCGTGTCGTACATCAGCTTCAGCTGGGCGTGGCAGTGCAGCGGGCGCCCGCCACGGTCCTTGCGCGCGTACTGGCGAGCGATGGACTGGGCCTGCATGGTCACGAAGTCGTCGGGCTGGCCGACGTGGGAGCCGCGTCCGGTGAGACGGTTCCGGCTCCTGGCGCGCTTGGGCAACTGGCGGCGAGACATGTCAACCTCCGATCAGCGCGAACACGGGCGACCACCAGGGCGCCCCGCCCGCGATCAGGACAAGCAGGGTGAGACCGGCCGTGAGACCGGTGAAGACCAGCGTGGCGATGCGCTCGCCGACGGGGCCGCCAGCGCGGAACCAGCGGAAGCCCCAGGTGCTCCAGCGGCGGCCCTTCTTGTCGAGCAGCGGCCAGCGCACGGGGACGCCGGACAGCGTCATGGCGTCGCCCAGGATGTGCACCAGCGTGCCCAGCCCGAGCGCGACACCCACGAAGGCGGCCCAGGGGCCCAGGTTGGTGACGCCCAGCGGGCCGGTGGAGACCATCAGCGCGGCCACTCCGCCACCGGTGATCAGTACGAACGGCAGGGTGTGGGTGAAGGTCCGGTGACACCCGCCCTCGCGGTCCTTGTTCGTCCGGGTCGCTTCGTACACGGCCATGGAGAGGTGGCGCATGACCCAGCACACCAGCTGGCTGACCCCGGGGATGATCTTGGAGATGAGCGCAGGCTTGTGGTCGATGTCCGGCCAGAGCGCGCCGATGCCAACCAGGGCTGAGAAGGCCGCTGAGAGCGCGAGCGCCCGAGCAGGCGTATCCACCCCAGTGGGGGCGAGAACGGCTGTCACGGGCGAGGAGAGCAGGCCGGTCGTCAGTCCTGAGAGGAAGTGCCCCCGGGCCATCATCGAAGTGCCTTCAGATCGTCCACGGCCTCTTCGAGGTACCGGACAGTCTGGTTCAGGTCGTACAGCGTGCCGTCCGCGATGGCCTTCAGCTCCACCGATGCGGTCTCGACCCGGTAGGCCAGGTCTCGCAGATTCTCGGCACGCACCTCGGGTGTCATCATCGTCCCCACCGCGACTTCTCTTCGATCAGCTTTTCCTGGGCGGCGGTCGAGACCTCCACGATGGTCGCGAGGGCCTCCGCGTAGTCGGTGTCCTGGTGGTTCCAGTACGCCTCATCCAGCGCGTTGATCGCCTGCTGGAGCTGGTTCAGCTGCTCGGGGGTCACGGCAGTGCCTCCACGGCGGTGCGCACGGTGCGCAGGACGCCTTCCAGTTCTTCGAGGTTCGCCAGGGCGTCCACGGCGAAGTTGTCGCGACTCGTGGAGCCGGGCTCCGCGTGGAGCGCGTACGACACTGCCTCGGTGATCGACAGTGCCCGATCGTTCATGTCGGCGACGGCTGTTTCCACGTCGCTGCTCGGTGTCGTGGTGGTCATGGCACCGGATGCTACCCCCTATTTTGGGGGGCAGACAAGGGCCTATCCGGGTGGGTCCGCAATCCCCAGCGCCCGGCGGTTCGCCTTCACCCGCTCGACCATCTGGCACCCGTCGCGGTAGACCCGGCCGCCCGGGGAGCGCCACCGTCCGTCTTCCAGCCGTCGCCAGTCGGCGGGGTGCTGGGCATCGGTGCGCACCGTGCGGTTGCGCCGCTTCGGCGGGGCCGGCAGAGCCGTGATCGGGTCGCCGGGGTCCACGTCGGTCATCTCATCCAGGTCGTAGAGCTGGCCCTTCCAGGCGGCGTACGCGGCCACCTGTACCTCCGAGAAGGCGGAGGCGACGACGCGCGCCAGCTCGCCCGGGTTGCGCGCCACGCCCGCCCAGCCGCGCGCCTGCGGGCTCGATACCCGCACCCCGCCGTCCGGCAGCGTCTCCACCACCAGGTTGACGGCCCGGACCTGGTGACCGGCGCGAGACATCCCGAGCCCGCCCGGGACGTGCGTCTCCCCCTGACGCCGGAGTGGTTCGGTCATGGGCCGTACCGTCCCGCCGCGACCCCCAACCCGGCGCGCGTCACGCCTTGCCGCTGGAGCACCTGGCTGCCTACCGCGTTCGGGCGCTTCGGGAGATCCCGCTGGCGGTCGCCGCTGGACGGCGGGGTCATGATCGAGTCGCCGGTCTGGCCCAGCTTTGTCACGCCGTGCACGTAGGCGTCCATCCGGTCCGGGCTGTCCTGGCTCTCCTGCCACGCCACCAGCTGGTACTTCAGCTCCACGAAGTCGCCGACCCAGTGCACGTGTCCCCACTCGTGCATCGGGCCGGTCATCTTCGCGCGGTGCGTCTTCGTGCCCTTGGCCGCGATCGACTGGACCGGGATGCCGGTCTCCTGGGTCTCCAGCACCTTCGGCACCAGCGGCCACAGCTCGGTGAGGTCGCGGCGCAGCTTCACCAGCTCCTCGGGCTCCGCGTCGTCGCGCGCCAGCTGATTGGCCGCCTCGAAGATCAGCTCTTCGTCCGGGATCTCCGGGCGCCGCGCCACCTCCAGGTGCTTGAACGGGTCCAGCTCGTGCAACTTCTTGGCCTCGCGGAGCAAGTCCTTCCACGCGCGCCGGCCGATCCGGCGGAGCCCGGACAGCGACTTCTCATAGCGCACGGCGGAGGCGTCGTGCCGGAGCGCGGCGAGGTAGGCGACCCGAAACCAGCGGCCCGAGGTCATGTGGCCGCTGTCGTCGGCGAGCACGTACAGGTGGCCGTCCGCCGCGCCGCGCCCCATCGTGATCACGCCTGCTTCGTCGCCGTCGCCCTCGTTGTCGGCAGGGTCCACGAAGACCTCCACCACGGACAGCTCCGGTGCCACTGGTCGCCGGTGGTTCTCGATCCACTCCAGCTTGAAAATTCCCCCGGCCGGGGGATGTGGCTCGCCCATGTACATCGCGGACCAGAAGCGCTCACCGACGCGCTTCCGGATCGCTTTCCACTCGCGCACCGTGCGCCTGCGGGTGGAGACCAGGTACTGGCCAGGACTACGACCCAGCGGGTCCTTGCCCTTCGCGATGGCCGGGATGACCAGCTGTTGGAAGCTGGGCACTCCGCCGCCGGATTGGTCGTCCTTGATGATCCGGCCGATCAGGTCGTCTTCGTGCCAGCGGGTCCCGATCACGATCACGATGGCGCCAGGGGAAAGGCGGGTCGACGCGACGGACTGGTACCAGTCCCACACGGCCTGCCGCTGGACGGGGTTGTCGGCCTGAAGGGCGTTCTTCACCGCGTCGTCGATGATCATCACGTCGGCGGAGCGGCCGGTCAGCGAGCCGCCGACACCGACCGCGACCATGCCGCCGTTCCGCCGGCCGGGGCCGTCGATCAGGTTCCAGTTCGCCTGCTTCGCCTGGTCCGGGTCCAGGATGAGGCCCAGCTGGTCTTCCTGGTTCAGGTAGTTCCGGTCACCCTTGTACCCGGCGCCGAAGGTCTCGATGGCCTGCCGAACGGCGAGCGTGGAGCGCGCGGCCAGCGTCTGCTCATAGCTCGCGATGATGATCCGCCGCTGGGGGTTGCGCATCAGGAGCCACAGAGGGACGGCGGTCCCCATGCGCATCGTCTTGCCCTCCTGGGGCGGCGTGCTGATGATCCACTGGCGCTGAAAGCCCGCGTCCGCCGCGATGGCGATCTGATCGAGCGCGGTCATCATCTTCGTCTGGACCGTGTCCGGCGCCAGCAGTTTGGCCAGGTGGCCGGGGCTCGGGTAGGTGGCCAGGGCGCGCTTCCGGCGGAGGATCCGGTCAAGGCGAAGCTGGGCCAGGCGTCGCTCCCCGCCGTTCAGCGTGTCAAGCTTCGCCCGGATCTGGGCGACCAGGTCATCTTCATTCATCCCGCCGCCGTCTCGTCTTCGTCGGGCTCCTGGTCCTCGCCATCGTCTTCGAGCACCACCGGCGCATCGATCATCAGGACGCCGGTCTCCAGCAGGCGCGGCACCTGGTCGGCGGCATCGCCCTCCAGCAGATTGACCAGCTCCGCCACGGTCGCGTCCAC